AAGGTTTTACCTTCATTTTCTGCATCAATTTTACCTAATGTAATAACTCTAGAAGCAATGTAATTTTCTCTTGATTCTCTCTGAAGGGGAGTAAAAGTTTGTTCTATAGCGGAACGTTCTTCTAATTCAATACCAGCTTCTAAAGCTCTAATTTCTTCTGCTGACCTTTCCTTGAATTCCTTTAATGCTGTATATCTGATAGCATCAGATATAACATTACTATAAGCTTTTCTGAGCGTTTCTGGCATATAATCACTTCCATTGAAAGTAATCTCCATCTTTAACTCAGAGTTAGCTTTATTCAAGAAAATATCTTTAGCTCTCTTATTTACAACAAAAGCTGTAGAAGCAGCTTTAAGCATAGACTGCTCTACTAATTCAGGCTTTGCTTCAAACCATTTTAGTAAAGACTTACCACCTATTTCTTCTTTGAATTTCTCTTCTAAAGCTAAAGCATTAACTTCTTCAATAGGCTTATCCTTAATAGAATCAAAGAATGCTTTAGCACCTTTAACTCTCTTACTTACTACAAGATTGTGAACGAAATCTAACAGGAAAGCATGTTCAATGTTGTTAGCTTCTAGGTATTCATCTCCGATTTTAATGGTTATCTTAGCATCCTTAAAGGGGTTGAAAGGGCTTCTAAAATCATTAACATCTTCAACTTCACCTTCTCTATTGTTATAGAAAGATAAACTGTTTAACCCATATTTACTATTATCTATGAATTCATTTAACTTGACCGCTGTAGGTAATTCACCATCAACTTCAGGGTGTTTTTCTAGATACAGAGATAAAGCACCTTGAATAAAACCATCCTTATAGCCTAGGTCTTTATACACAGCCAATTCGTCTTTTGATATTTTTACGCAAGTCATAACGTTCTTATTTTAAATGATTTATTACAAAGATAGTAATAACTTTTTTACCGATGCGAAACTTATAAAAAAAGTGGGGAAGGCTACATTTTCAGCAACCTTCCCCACACAACTAAACAACAATACAAAGAAGAGATTTAGATATAGTAAATGCTATTACCATATACATAAATCTCACGACCTGTATTTACTAACTCCTTCAAACTTGTTAAATCCAGAGTTGTATTTTTCACTTTCGTTTTGTTTGATAATATGTCTACATTCTTATCTTCAAATATTTGGAATGGTAGACATACATCAATCAAGTCCTCTTTAAAGAGGGAATACAGAGGAACGTGTACTATATAGTGATAATCACTAACAAACATAGTTCCTCTATTTCTTTCTAAGACTTCCCTGGCAATATCTTCACTAGTCATAGGAATAGAAAGAGTAACATAAATTAACCTTGTTATCCCACTATTATGACTAGCTCTATATTTAACTCCAGAGTTTTCTATGAATCCACTACCTACTAATAGGTCAAGTAGCTCATAGAATTCGTCCTTTGTTTCGTAATTCAAATCAATCATTTTCTTCTAAAAGCTTTATTAATCTATCAAGATACCAACTAGCTTTCTTTAGGTCAGCAATTTCTGAACCTTTTTGTTGGTGTCTGTAAAGATACTTAAAAGCATTTAATCGGCAAAATTCCTTAACAGAATTTTTACCATAAAGTTCCATCATTATATCAATACATTCCATTGATGTTTGCTTATAATGATTGGGATTTATTACATCTTTATTCTCTTCCATTTAATTCCTTTAAACTATCTAATATATTCTCTACAATACTACAGATTTGAATAGCATTTGGGTGTGCTTTTCCTGTAGCATTTCTAACCCTCTTAGCAAATATGAATTCCCACTCTCTGTAAGTATAAGTATATACTACTTCACTCATAGCATCAAGGGGAATAATACCTCTAGCATCTTCAGGTGGAAGACCTCTATCTCTAAGGACACCATAATAAACTGCAGCATTTTCTAAAGCTCCTAAGTATGCGGATTCTTTTGGTGAGTTATCGCCCTTAAACCAATGGGGTTTCATAATAGGCATTGCATTATACTTAGCTCTACAATAGTCTACATATCTAGTAGAGCGTTCTGCAATGTTATTAGGTGATACTCTATTCAATTCCTTAGCAATAGCAATAGAGGTGAATATTCTGAATGTGAATCTTCTGTACTCATAAGGTACTTTATCCTCAGTAATTTCAATCTTCTTTAACTCAGTTTCAGGTAGGAGTTTACTTAAAACTTCCTTATAGAATTGCATATTAGTAGACATATAGAAACAATCGTCTGTCTCGTTTATTTCTACATAAGGACAATACTTGAATACCTTAAGGAATTCAAACCACCTTTCAATCTTAGGCATCTTATAGTAACGAGAAGCGTGTCTAAGCATTGAAGCGGGACCTCTCTTTTCTAGTGTATTAAAGAGCTTTTGATTTTCTGTTCCTATAGAATCATAGCAAGTTCTTGCGCAGATAGCTATGTGTTCTACTATATCATTTTGCTTTATATACTCACTGCGTGGTTCTTCAAATCTATATGTCATTGTAATATTGTTTTAGTGTTTGAGTTCCTCTAGGTACATCATCTACTCTCTTTACTATTACTACAAACCCCTTAAGTATGAGTTTATGTATTTCATCATTTACATAATTCCTATGTCTAGTAGTTGTATTAGAGTATCTTGTATGATTTACAACAAAGCAAATTTCGTTATACCTATTAAGAAAACTCTCTGCTATACAAGTATGATAAGAGAATATCCTATCCCCCGTACTTGTCATATTAGCATTAGCTGAAGGATTACCTAATACAAAGGCTTCTGCTACTTCTCTATTCGTTCTCATAATATAATAATGTCGGGTTTTTTGTTTTTAGTTCTACATCTGAACCCCAATCTATTTTAGTGTAGTTAAAAGGTTTACAAAGGATATGAAAACCATTGACTGTATTTAACACTGTTATCGACTTAGAAAGAGAAGATACAGCATCTTTAACGGTTTTCAGTTTATCTAGGTCTTTACTATCAACATCAAATATAAGATATTTACTAGTTAAGCATTTAGAGCATAAAGCTGGTGCTAAATTCTCAACAGGCTTGTCAAAATTATCTGACGTTATCTTAGCAGTCAAATCTAACAAAAGTTTATGGTAAACTTGCTTCTTTGATATATAGGCAGGATAGATATAAGCACGAGCATTATTTCTCCTACATATATCTATAATCCTATCCTTATATTTAAGTAGACTTTCAACAGAAGTAGGATAGAATTTCTTAATAGACCTATTGTCATTGCTGGTACTATTACCAACATCAACTCCATCCTTCTTCCGTTGAATAATCTCTACTTGAATATAGTAATCATTGTTATCCTCTAAACCATTAAACCATTCAGCAATTAAATCAAAGTTGTCTATAATCATAATTAGTGAATCCAATGGTCACCTACAGCAGGTTCTGCAGGGTATTCTAGTTTTGTGTAAAATTTAGCAGCACTTTCTTTCATTAAGTTTGCTAGGAATTCAGGGAAGAAATCAGCTAACTCTTCAGGAAATTCAGTGTTAATTTCATCGTGAGTTATATTAACAATCTTTACTTTATTGAAGTAATTATTATCTAAAATCCAATTATATAACCTTGTTGCAGCTTCCTTAATAATGATAGCACCACTACCTTGAGTAGGAGCATTAAGTGCTAATCTTTCTTGTTTAGATACTTCTGCAAAGTGTCTTTTAACCTCCAATACTAAGGGATGTTCTGGGTTAGATTCCTTTATCTTTCTATATTCATCCCAGAACGCTTTATCTTCTCTATATCTAGCTTCTCTTTCTTTCCATTCATCAAAGCCTTGCCAGAACATCTTATGTCCTGTAGTATGACACATTATGATATAACCATTTTTCCTAACAAATTTACCTCCTTTTTCTTTAAAAGTTTTAATACCACAAAAGGTTTTATAGAAGTTATTTTCAATTATTTGAGCCTCTTCTAAAGTGATAGATAAAGACTCAGAAATAGATTTAGCTCCACCTCCAAACTGCACGCTGAACTCAGGTGCTTTTGCCTTTTTTCTGAGGTCAGGTCTGAGCTTTTTAATATCCTTTATTTCTATACCTTCTAACTCTTCAGGAAAACAACTTTTTGCAGCCAAACTATGTATATCTCCAGAACCTTCAATATACTCTTTTAGCATAGCTTTTTCATCGTAAATATCGGCACCTAATCTACTCTCTAAAGCGCTGTAGTCACAAGAGCAAAATAAGTTACCTTTTTCTGACACAAAACTTGAACGAGTTTCGTGGTCACTAGGTAACTGTTGATGGTTTAAATTCTTACAAGAACCTTTTGGTAATTTCTTATATAAAGCTATATCACTATTATCACTACCACCACAAGACATTCTACCTGAAGCTGTACCTAATTGGTGGTAATCAGTATGCAACCTTCCTGTAATTGGATTAATAGAATCTATGAATACTTGACCGAAAGAATCCACTACTTTGTCAGCCCCTTTAAACTCAAGGTATAGTTTTAGAAAGACATCATTAATTCCTTTCTGTGTTGAGAGAACTTTAGATTCTACACTATCCTTTAATCTCCTAGCCTTTCTATCATAAACAAGAGTTTCAAACCCTAAACCTTTAACAAAAGGAATCACTTGTTTAGATGATTTCCAATTGATATTACACTTAGGTGAGAAATCTACTTCTTCAAATAAATCATAATACTTAGGAGTTTCTGTATAGCTCTCATACAATGGATTAGATTCTACAAATTCATTTAATGCTTTGGTAGCATTATTTAATCTGATTAAATCATTATCCATCTTAGCTCGCCATTTATTCTCATCCAACTTAATACCACACCATTCTAAATAAGCCATTACAGGAACTGCATCACATTCAAATTGACAAGCTGTTAATAAACCTTTATCCTCTAAATCTTTCTTGATAGATGCAGCTAATTTCTCTATATACAATACATCATTAGCTGAATATATAATAATAGAGTCATTTAATCTTGCTGTTGTGATAGTCTCTCTGACTTCTTTACTCATAGAAACACTTAACCTTCTCCATAGAGTATTCTTTAAAGAGAAATAACCTCCTTCATATTTATGACCTAAATATAGAAGTTGCTCCATAATCATAGTGTCATATACCTTTCTAGGTATAATCCCAACAGAATACAAAAACTTAAGGTCAAACTTTAGGTTATGTCCTATAAGGGTTTTTGTTTCTAATATCTCTTTATAATAGAATACAGGTACAGACTCCACATCAACAACCATCTGAAAATCATATTTATCAGAACCGAACTGAATTAATCTTAGCTGGCAGATATGTGGGTCTAAACCTGTAGTTTCTGAGTCATATTGGAGAAGGTTAGCTTTAGATAGCATTTGTAAAGATTCTTCTATACTTATAATCTTATAGTTAGAAGTTTCAAACAATTCTGCTTGTTGCGTTACTAAGTAAATCATAGTATAAGAACCATATCATTGTAATCTATTATAGCATTATTGCTAACTAAGAACCTTGAACCTAATATACCGTGTATAGTTAAATCTGTGAAGTAACTCTTTATATTAGACAAATCAGCGAATTGTGTTTGTATAGTTACCTCTTTTCCTTCTAAAGTTATATCCAGATTATACATTTCGGAGAGACTAGTAGCCCCTCCAAATCCTTTACATTCACAATCAAATTTTGCATCAGCATCATCTAAGAATTGTAAATCTAAAACATTCAGAGAGGCTCCAGAATCTACTAACAAATTAAGTTCTCCTATATCAGATTTAACTGTAATTATTGGTACACCAGTATAAAATAGTTTATCAAAACTAATTCTTACCTGTTGTTCCAAAACCACCTCTACTTTCTGAAGATAGGTTATCGGTATATTCGAATTCAATCTTAGTATCAAATAGCCACTTTATTCTTTGCCACATAGTAGCCTTTTGTGAGAGTTGAATTCTAAATTGGCATATTCTATCACCCTTCTTAATAGTAGTCTTTCTATAAGCAAGGGCTGGAAATCCCCAATAATCTTCATTACCACAATAGGAGTTATCAATAACACCAAATGAATTAGCACAGGTAATACCGAAATGCTTATATATAGAACTACGAGGTACTACTATAGCTTCATAACCTTCAGGCAACTTCATTGCTACATTAAGTGGTAGTATAGTAAGCTTAGGGTATGTTTCACTCTTTTCCTTTTCAATAGTTACATCTTCCGTAACATATAGGTCAATCCAATCACCCTTATCTATAATCTGAATTGGGAATTCCTTATCCCTCAGTTTTACTTGTATCTTCATTTATTTTCTTCAATATATTTAGTGTGAGTATTAATTAAATCTAACTGATTTAATACCGATTCTAATACACTGTTGTGGTAATAACAATATAATTCTTGACCCTCTGTATTGTAGTTATATCCTGCACAATCTAATGTGTGAAATATAGCGTGCATTATTTCGTGTACGATAGAACCTAAAAGGATATGTAGATTGGTATTATGTTCTCTACTTATAAATATGTAACTGCTATTACCAGCATAGGTAGTTAGACCAAGAGAATTTTCAAATCCTTTTGTCTTGATACTAGCCTCCTCTACTTCATCAATCTTTCCGTGTATTTCTCTTAGGAAGTCTTCAAAGTCACCATAATAAAAGTATATAGAGCCATTAAATGGCTGCATTTTATAAATTGATTTTTTAATCATATAATATATTAGGGGTGCAATATAACACCCAGATTATTTTATCTCACAAGAACCTCCAGAACAAGACATAGCACCTAATTCATTTGCATTGTTGAATTGTTCCTTCTCAAATTCCACCTTATCCCAATTAATAGGAGTATAGGTGCGCTGAAGTTCCTTAAAGTAGTGAATGTTATTAACTCTCTTGAGAACGTTTATAGCCTTATAAACATCCCCACCAAAATAATTATTTGCAAACTTATTTATTCTACGAATAATATCACGCTTTTGTGATAAACCCTTAACTCTATCAAAGAGCTTAAGTTCTAGGTTAGCCATAATCTTTTGTATTTCCTCCTGAGTATAACCGACTCCTTCCTTTTTCATATTCTCAGTAACCATATCAGGGGTAATAAATATCTTTTCCCCTCTGCCTTGTACTACTTCACAAGCAGTCCAAAGGTCATTGTATACCTTGAGAATATCTGTAATGAGACCAGATGCAAATAAAGCACCTTCCCCATATTCCAATAATTCTTCTATTGTATTTACCTTACACATAGGTGCCTGTGGTAAATCAATATCACCATAAGAAGATAAGAATGATATACCTGAGACATAATCTTTATTGTCCCATACCCATTTCTTAACTTCATCCCATTCACCATCATATACATCTACTGTATTTGAGACATTATTGTGAACAGGTTGGTTGTAATCTCTAGCCCCTTCCTTAACCCAACTCTGCTGGACTAACTTAACAGCTTCTAATAAATGAATCCCGTGTAGTTTTTCTCTTAGTACAGTTTCATTATCTTCTTCTATAGGGAAGAAAATCTTCTTATCTGTAGTAGGTTTAAATATATTAGTTTGTACAGCTTGTGGGTTTGCTTCTTCGTAAGCCTTTAGATTAGGTTCCTCTATATTAGCTTCTACACTTCTAAGGTACTTTCTAGCATAAGCTCCGTGTATACCTGAAGTCATACCTAACAATAAACTGACAGTACCATCTGGTTTAACACAAGTAGTTCTACTGGCGGGATTGATACCTAGAATTCTTGCTACCTTTTCATTCTGACTCTTAACTATATTAGCACCTGCTCTTAGTGTTCCTCTATCTAATAAAACTTGGGGGTTATTCATAATACCACCAATAGAAACACCAATAAGAGGGTCATCCTTAATAATGTTTTCTGTAGCTTCACCTAAGAATGGGAATGAATTGTAAATAGCTTGTACTGTAGCTAGTGTAGAAGCTGCTTCACAGTACTTATAGAAATCAGTAACATTAGTACATTCCAAACCATTAATAGAAACAAGATTACATACTTGCCATCCTGTTGTACCATTCTTATCTATAGGGTAGAATCCAATCTCACAACAAGGATTACACCCTGTCCCATCTATCTCCCTAAAATAAAGTCCTGGGTCTCCTGACCTCCGCATCGCTTCAAAAAGACCTGAGAAAGTATCATAAGAAACCTTATCTCTAGTAAGAGCTGCAGACATATTAAATCTTGCTCTCTGTGGATTCTCAGTAAACCAATCGCCAGTCTTACAATTAACCATCTCTTCATCTTCTGGGGTAAAGAGAATGATACAAGCTGAGCGTCTTACACCACCTGATAATACAGATTCAGCAATAAACGAAATCACATCTGTACATTGTAGTGCTGTAAGTCTTGTTTGATTGTTACTTATAGCCTTCGTGAGTAATTTATCGATAAGCTGTAAACTTTTCTTCAAACCTTCAGGTCCTGGGGCTACAAATCTATTAGCAATTAAAGCTCCTGATGGTCTAATAGCACTAAAATCAAATTCAGGTATTGGATAATCTTCATAGAAATAATGGTAGATTAATGCCTCAAAAGCTTCAGCCCAACCTTCAATAGAATCATCTACAAGAAAAGGCTCTCTAAGTGTATTTATTTTATCCTTTGTTAGTAGGTTAGGTAGCTTATCTATATGCATTTGCTCTACAGATAAACCTACACCACAACCACATAAAAGCATCCAAGCTGTTTCCTTGAAAGCTCTTAGTCTATCTAAATGAGTGTAACTACAGTTATACGATTTAGCATTAGTCTTAAGGACTGGTTCTCCACCGAACTGAAGGTTTCGTTGCGAACCTACAAGTTTCTTATCCTTGTAGAACTGAATAGCTTCATTGAATTTCTCCATAAACCATTCATTTGCCAATGCTTGTGGCGCAACCTTCTCAATTTGAGTTAGGTGCATCTGTTTAATTCTTTCTACACTCTCTTCCCAAGTTTCCTTCCTCTTTAAATGTGGTAAATAAAGAGAGTACTTACTTTGGAAGACATAATCTGATAAAGCTTGTTTACTAGGAGTCATCTTTAATAAGTTAGTTAATAATTATTTCCTTGATATATTATCAAGGTATTGCATAATTTCGTGCAGATAGCCTGCTATTAAAATCAGGCATACTGAAACAATAATTTTAAACATCATAGCGTATTGTTTTTAGAAGATATATTTCTTAAAGCATCAGTCTTACCCATTATAGCATTAGCCTTCTCACGGATTTCTCTGAGTGCTTTTCTCCTTCTCTTAATGATTTGAAGTTCAGTATCATCTATAATATTTAATATCTCGGCTGCTAATGTAGCAATCTCCATACTAGTATGCCAAACCTCACAAGAAGGTTTAGGTTTAATATCTTCCTTTTTCATACTATTCTTTTTTAAAGAAATCTTCAATAATGTTTATGGGTTTAACCCAATCAGGTTGATGTTTGTTCAGGGTAAGATAATCATTTAATTCTACAACAATTTCTCTCCAACCTCTAAATGTTTCATCACCTAAAGTATAACCATCTGTTCTTTGAGTTTGATTAAACTCCCAAACAAGAGGGTTTAAAGTTTCCTTGTTTACAACAATAAACTTATAGTCTAGTAACTCATAATCCTTATACTCTTCATCTCTATTAAGTACAGCTCTAATTAAAGTCCAATAGAGCTGAGCCTGAATAGCATAACGATATGTAATAAAAGATTGTGGGAAATTATATTCAGGTTTAGAGGTAGTCTTTAAATCAACAGGAGTGATAGTCTTAGCCTTATGGTCTACGTGTAAACAGTCTACCATACATCTAAGATTAACCCCCTTATAGCTACCTTTAAACTTTAGCTGATAGTAATTCTCATAATCTCCAAATACATCAGGTAGGAAATACTTGGCAGTATTAGGATTACCAGTTAGAGACTTTTTACAATCTAAAGCCTTCTTATATAGGTCTGGAGATATTACCTTCTTATCCTTATAGGCAGCTATAATTCTATAGTAACCAGCTCCTGCTAGTACTTCTTTCTTTCTCTTATTAGCCCACTTATCATCTATATAGTAGTTGCATTTTTTGCAACAACTGTGAATGATAGCATCATCTACCTTATTTAAATCTTCTTCCTGAGTTACTCTAAATATCTCTTCTAATACGTTCTGTACTTGGTCTGTAACAGAAGGTATATTTACGACAGCATAAGTCTGCTTAAATACTTCATCCGTCTCAGTAAGTAGTGTATCAACAAGTGAGCCGAAAGTAAGAGAAGGAGAAGAGATTTTATCAAATAGAGTTGCTAAAGCATTAAACCCCTCTCTATCAAACCTTGATATATTGGAGTATGATAAAGCTTTATCTTCCCTATAGACATTCTCAGGTACATCCCAAGCTAATTCACTTAGTTTTTTCATTCAATATGTTTATTAAGTTATCACAATCTCTAACACTCTTAACCTCAAAAAATAAAATCTTATCTCTGTCTTCTTCCTGCTCTAACCTATATCTAAATAGCTTTCTCTTGAGTGGATAAGAATCATTGGGGAAACCTTTGCATTCTACAATAACAAAGAATCCTTTATAGTCAAATGTTAAGTCTGGGGTATAGGTAATCTTTCGTACCTTATCCACAGACTTAACAAAAGGGGAGTAAAAAAAGACAGTAGGAATGAATGCTGGTATAATATCATAAGTATGCTTCTCATAATCTATACTAACATTCAACCTATCTGTCAAATATCTGTAAACTCTTTCCTCTAACTTTGAACGGAATTTGATGTTGTTGTAGGTTGAGGTCTCCGCGTTTTTAATCTTTTTGTTTTCTCCCATATCACAGGAACATTAATTAAAATTGCAGTTTTCTTCAACGTATCTACTTCCATTATTTCTGGCTCACCATAAGAATACTTATACTTGAGCAAGTTCTTGATGAAATAGTCTACAAATGTACTATAATTTTTATTATGCTCTACAACAGCCTTGCTTTTTCGAATAAGATTAGGTGTGTGAACTATAGCTAAATTACCATTTATGAAGATGTAGCCAAGAGTATTTTCTCTATCTGATATATAAGTCAGATTATAGCAAATACCTTTATACTTAACTATATCCATCAACCCGTAAATATACCCGAATAAAGCAGGAGTCTTTAATTCTACTTCTTTGAAGGTGCGATTACACTCATATATTTGAAAGTTATTCTTTTCAAAGTCGTAGAATATAGGTTGCTTTAACTTATATCTTAACACTTGTATATGTCATTAAGGGTGAAGAGAATTCAGTGAAGAATGGAACCTCTTGAGGAAATACGTCCTCTGAAAGATGCGTAAGGTAATTAGCAATAATAGCACAGATATAACCAGAAAGCATCTGACCCATAAAGAAGGTTTGCTTATAACTACAAACAACGTTAGTAGCTTCTGAGTCATCAAATAGATACTCCTTCTTGTATTTTCTAATCTTAGCAGCTTCATCAAATCTAAATGCTATAATCTGTATGGTATCTGCAGACATTCTAGCATCTATAAATAAATGATTAGTACCTCTATTCTTCTTTCTAACATTCTCAAATATACTCTTTCTAGCTCTCATACTATCAAGGGCTGTAAGAGTAATATCTGAAGAGTCAAAAGCATCTTCACCATAAGTTACGTAAGCATTAGTATTATCCAAACTAAAGCCTTGTAAATTATCTCTAACAGCATCAACCTTTCTCATACCTAACTGGTCTGGTGAGAACAACTGCCCACCAAGATTAGAAAGAGATACATTATCAAAATCAAAGATTCTGAATGTGGAAGATTGAAACATCTTAGAAATACCTAGACTAGCGTGGCTACCAATACCCCCTGAACCATAAATATTAATTGTTCTGTTACTAGCTAAATCAAACCAAGGTGCGCCTGAAAATCTAATTCTAGATTCGTGTAGAGTTTCCTCCGTTAAGTATTCCATTTGTAATAAATTTAATAAGTCTGAAAACTGCAAAATTAGTTGCTGGAGATTTAATAAAGCTTTCTGCTATTTCTCCAATAATAGCTACAACATCTTCTCTATCTACTCCATATTGTTTGCAATACTCTTCATCATAGAAGGTATCGATACTCTTGTTAAGCTTATCAGTCATATTTTTAACATTAAGCTTGTCAGAGAATTTCATATAAGGAGGTAGATTGAGAGCTGCTTCATCTAAATCATCATACTCTGTATCTAAAACATCTAGTAGTACATTAGTTGCAATCTCATCTAGAATGACCATTGCATCATCTTCAATAGAATCTACCACCTTAGTATTCCCTTCATCCATATATTTGAAAATATCATCAGCTTCCTCTTCAAAAGGTAGTACTTCAGATACCTTGAAGGTTGATGGCTTAGGTATATAAGTACTCTTGGGTGTAGTCCTATTGACTGTAGGAGTAGTTTTAGTTAGGAAAGTTATACCACTCTGAGGGTAAGCTTTTGTAAGTTGGGGTTCCTTAGTCCCAGACTTAGATGCCTTCTTAATCTGCTCTTCTAAAACCTCCACAACACTATTATAAGCTCCATTTACAATCTCACAATCATAAATCTCAAGCTCAATGTTGTTTACTTCCTCAGATTTAGTAACAATTCTATTACCTGATAGGTCGCTGTAAGATACAGTCCATTCTACATTAGCCTTCTTCTGTACTCTACGAGTAATCTTAGCTACATATGCACCATCATTATTAACAATAAGAGATACATATACATCTCTAGTCTTACCTGTAGCATTAAGTTCTGCAGAGTCTGTACCCGAGAAGAAAGCCTTCATATTATGATGAGAATGAATAAGACCAAAGTCACAAGTCTCATCAAGGTTGTTCTTAACAGCATAGCTAAAGTATTCAGCATTTCTACTATCAAATGTAGTAAAGCCTGAGCTACCAATATCCATTACATACAAATCCCTCGCTGTAATAGATAGTGATTTGTCATCAAAATTACCGTTATATTCTACAAATAAAATACCTGACCATTCATTAGAAGGATACTTATTAGCAAGGTATCTAATTTTAGATTCTACAATATGGTCTATATATAGCTTTGGTTTAAAGTTTGTGTTCATTTTTTTCGTTAATCTTTTTGTTTAATAATGCTAGTGTGTAGAATTCCATTAGTACTCTGGAATTTAAATTAGATTCAATCCAGTCACCATTATCATTATCTGTTACCATATCAATGATTTTTACAGCCTTGACTTCATCTTTAAATATGAAATCCTTGGTGTATCTTATATTCTCTATACTACCTCCTGAATTCGTTTGTCTACATTCAGGACCGAATTCCCCAAATCTGTATAAGTAGTCTTTTGGAACAGTAGTACCAAAAATACCACTAGCTTCTAAATACTTTAAGAATGATATAAGGTCTGTTAGACTTTCTTCTGGAGCTTCCTTTATTAGCTTATCTTCTTCTAAACTAACACTAGAAGCCCTTGGACTATTACCAGGAAATTTAAGATTATCTATATATATGTTCATCCTATTTAGGTAGAATGATTGAGAAGTTTCTCTACGAGATAGTTTATTAATTGATATGTAGGGACCTCCATCATAAGATTCTGTACGAATCATTTGGTCAAAGGCTACTACTAATGATTCTATATTATCTGCAACTACAGATTCTAGTGTTTCACCTTCTCCTAGAGTTACAGTAGTATCACCATTAACAATATCTTGTATATTTTGTGCTATCACTCTGTAAGGAGAAGTACCTAAGCAGAAAGGTTTATAGTAAACATTACCTAATGTAGGTGCGTGTGAATGAACATATCCTTCTCTAAGTTCACTAATAGTATAGAGATGTCTAGCACATACTACGCTAATAAAATTACTTTCTAGTACGAAGCCAAAGCATATACCTCTAATATCGTGTGTTTCACCCCCACGACTTCTTGTAATGGTAAGCTGGTCAAAATAAACTCCTAGATATGTACCTTCTGTACCCATAATATGGAAGTCTCCTACATTCTCTTCTCCATACCTAGCTATAAGTTTATCTCGTAATATTGCTTTTATATCCATATTGTAGAAAAAAGGCACCACCCAAAAGATTATTCTTAAGAGTGGTGCCTAATTTTAATTAATTATACTCAATACTAAATGTTTTCAGTACGCTGGAACTGCAGGAATTCTGAGTTTTCTGCAATAGCATTTACCTTTTCTTCAATGCGAGAAAGGCGGTTGAGGACTTCTGCTTCAAATGCAGAACAGTTACCAGAATGAGAGGCTTCTACTGCAGTAGGAGCTGTAAGATAATCCTGAAGGAAGTTATTAAGCTCTACAGTAGAAACAGAAGAGTAAGGCTTACCATAACGAGTACGGATAGCTTCACGGAGACTATATTCGTTAATCTTAGCATAACACTCAGGACGAGTAAATGCACCAGAATTAACCTTCTTGGACTTAAGCGTCATAAAAATCTTAAGATTTTCAATGTTGGGGATAGCATCGGTTGCTTCATAATAAGTACCTGAATTAGGTTCATACAGAGTAAAGTTCTCCGTCTGATAACCAAGGTCCTGTACTGCTGACTGGAAGTCTGCGAAAGTGTTAAAATCACCTGATACTTCCATCATCTTAATAGCTGAGTCGTGCTTAAACTTAATAGTCATAATTGTTTTTTAATTAAAGTTGTTAAAGTATTTCTGTTATATTTTAATACTAAATCTGAAGGGTCTTTTGCTTTATATTCTGTTGGTATGGTAAGCCTTTTTAACCAAGGGTATCTGCTAATAAGGAGATTAGCTGATAGCTCACCAATGTTTACAGATTTATCATAGTCGTTGTCATATAAGACGTATATATTTTTAAACCT